ACCTCGTTAGAGGTAGTTCCTTCGGTCACTTTGCAAGCGCCACCCGCCGGCCACAGAGATGTGGACGTGATTTTGAATTCTGGAAGTCCTTTCTCCGCATCTAGGCGAAGAGTGAATCGTGATAGTTTCGCAATAGGGAACTTGACTCCAACTCTGGAGTTTCGGATCCCAGGAACTAGCATGCAGTGGCTTAATATAGCCGCTCTTATTCGCTTCTCCAAAGATGTATCCAAGGCTATCAATCGTCCCTGAAAGGGGATATTGTTAGTCTTTAACCTTGAATAACCTAGTGAGTTTTCACTTATGACATGGTCACCCGATAGTTCAACTACCGGAGGGGCACAGACTGGTTTCACTTCGCCAACTTACACGTTGGTGGATGATACAGCGCCTGTGGTGAACGCAAAGCAGAAGACTGTTAGTGCCTTAGGTGGCACGCAGGGTTCGGCTACTGCGAACTCGGCCTCCTCGCCCTTTACGTCGACGTTCTACAAGCCGGCAGCCATTAAACAGCTGCCTGCTGCGAACCCGATTTCTGGTGCGAGAGGGTCGATCCCAAATAACCAGTACAAGTGGATCGTCCGAAAGGGCGGTTACGCTGCTGCTGGTGTTCCTGTTATGGCTATCGCTCGTTTGACGATCGATATCCCGGCAGGAATGGATAGTTATAACGCGGATGAAGTCCGTGCCCTTGCGTCATACATTGTCGGTCAACTTTCGGAAGAAAGTGCCGACCTTGGTGACACCTTGGTCACGGGCGTCCTCTAGTTAGCACCACATATGTGGGTAAGCTAATTAGCTATCGGACCTAAGTCTGCAGGAGTACCTTTATGAGTTATAACATTAACCAAATTCTCACCGAATTCGGTGGGAGTGAGGTCGTTGTTAGTTCACTTGGGGCATACCTTAAGATAAGGTCCGCCTCTCCTCAACTGATAGATCAGTTTGAACATCTAGTAAAAGCCTTAGCGTCTTGTTACGATGAGTATCAAGATGGTTCGGATATTTACGGTGATGAACTTCCTGATGGAGCTGGCTGGAGCAAGCAATTGTTGCGTGCCAGACTTCACTTGAGATACCTCGTCGAGACATTGGATTCAATAGGGCTTGTGAAAGCCCTGAATTGGCCAGTTATCGATGAGCTTCTCAGGCTATCCGCCCCTAACGGGACGAATGAACCTTCGAAAGGAGGTTCTAGTGAAGCGGAGAGTAAATAGTCGTCCTCCAGAACCGAGTAAGATTACACTATTGTTGGTAATCTTCGCTATGGTTCTTTTGGGACGGTGCGCTGGTGTTAAAATCAGCGATACCGTCGAAGCCTATAAAGGTATAATGAACGAACGTTCTGTTCAACATTAGAAAACCTTTTAGGTTGTTAACTATCCTTCACCGAGGCGCTTTATGACAATCCAGTCTGAAGTGTTGATCGATCTCCTTAAGTCGGACCTTGTCGCTTGTGGTCTACCTGTTGAAGGTGACATAAGCGATGAGATGACTCCTCAGGAAGCGGCTGCTGTTAGCATAAGGAAGTCCCTCGTCCGGAAATGGACGGGTGAGAGTTCTCAAAATGCTGATGCGGCTGCTCTTGAAAAGTTCCTTGCGTCGAATCAAAGATGTAGGGAATGGGTCTTACCTGATATCTCCTTTACTGGGGATGTTAGAACCAGTCAGCTCATGCATACTTTAAAGTGGTATGTGTGGGACTTCTGGTTACAAGCGGGACAGCCTCTTGTGGACAGTCCTTTCCAATTGCTAGATTTAGCAAAGGTTGGGCCTGGTTCAAATAGAGGCGCCTATGGCGAAAGCCATTATGCGAAATTATTCGCTAGTCCGCTGAGTTGTACCTCCGATCAGCTATACCGTTGGTATAGACGCTACACTGATAGACTTCCTTACTGGAATGATGCGGAAGAATTTCGCAGTCATTTCTATGGCGAGAGTCGTGTAGTTGAAGGGAGCCGTCTTAGCTTTGTGCCTAAGAACGTCGAGATCTCTAGGTGTATATGCACAGAACCGACGCTGAATACATATTTTCAGTTAGGTTTTGGATTGCACCTCGAACGAAGATTGCAGAGACGATTTGGCATCTCTCTGACTAATCAACAGTTCGTGAATAGAGATTTTGCTAGACTCGGATCTATCACAGATAGTCTGGCTACACTGGATCTTTCCAGTGCGTCGGATACTATCAGCAACAAGATGCTCGAATGGTTGTTACCACCTGATTTCTTCAGGTGGCTTCAACTGTTGAGAAGTCCTGTTGTCGAGATACCCGGGCTAGGCACGCAAGAACTTTACATGGTATCTAGCATGGGGAATGGTTTTACGTTCCCGTTGCAGACCGTGTTATTTTCGTGCGTGGTCGCCGCTTGCCTCTATAATGCGGGAATACCGCAGGCTAGAGACGAGAGCAGTAACCTGTGGGGTGTGTTTGGTGATGACATCATATGTCC